TAGTTATATGTATCGCGTTATAGCAACTGTGGATACCGAAGAGGCACTTGACCTCGGAGATGTTGCTACTGTCACTGCTATCGTTCTCTATGCAGTCGACTATGACGTTGATATTGATTGTGACTTCTCTGATGCATTCGATGCTGACTTGACTGCGAAAGCTGGTGGGATACCTGTTGTGATTACTTATCCGGCGGGCACGGTATACGTTAAGGGTGAGAGTGGACAGACACCGAAGTACGAATACATCATAATTGGTACAAGTTGAGATTATATAAGGAGCTATATAAAATGGCAAGAAAGGGTATTCCGAGAAAAGATGGTAGCGGACAAGGCAGAAGAGCTAATCAAGGTCGTGGTGGATGTTCCACTACAAGAACTAAAGGCAGGGGTAGATAATGGCAAGTTTGGTTTTAGACTTCTCTGATATTTATACTCGCGTTTCTGATTTTTTAGGTTTAGGAACGAGTCCTACAGGAGATGACTTGACGAAAGTAAAAGACATAACCTACAGAGGCTATCGTCGCTTTCTCCTCCCATTTGATGCAGCTTCTGGAAGACCTTACATCTGGAGCTTTCTTAGAAAGACTGGAACACTGTCTACTGGTATAGGCAAGCATAAGTATACACTTCCTTCTGAGTTTGTCGGTCTTGTGTCTGGCTTCAAGTTTGATGCTGGAGAAGATAAGGCAAATCCGCAGAGAATAGACATCTCAAAGCTACGAGGTCTCAGATCGGTTTCTACAACTGCTGGAACGCCTAAATACTATGCTATTGCAGTAAGCCCGTATGATACTGAAACTGGTATTGTCTACGAGACATGGTTTCACAGACCTCCTGATGCAGTCTATAACTACAAGTACGAGTATATCTTCGATCCAGATAAACCAACTGAGACAACTGATGTTTTTGTAGGTGGGATACGAGCTTCTGAAGTTATCTTACAATGTGCTATTGCTATTGCAGAGTTGCAAGAAGACGATATAGCCGGTCCGCAAGAAGCAAAAGCTGGAGAGATGCTGCGAGCATATATTGAGTACGATAAGATATATCTACCTAACGCAGTAGAGATTGATCCAGATATAAGTCTGTCAATCCCGAACTTTAGAAGAGAGAGGTTGATGCGACCAGCGGCAGGAGGTATAGAAGGTGGCTAAGCTAAGCCTAACTTTTGACTCGTTATATAATAAAGTCTCACGTTTCCTTGGCTGGACTGATACTCCTACAGATCATCAGCTTGAGATAGTAAAAGAGATTGTCTATTCTGCTTATCGGCGGTTTCTGTATCCGATAGATATACGAAATGGCCAAGAGCACGTCTGGAGCTTTCTAAAACAGTATTTTACACTGAGCATCTTGCCGGATAAGTGGAAGTATGCTCTGCCGGAGAACTTCTCTGAGATGCTTACAGACCCGTCTTTTGAAGACAATGACGGCTATCACGCGTTGACTAAAGTAACCCCAGAGCAGATACTCGAAATGAGAGTTGGTTCTACTCAGACGGCAGTACCATCGTATTACTCAGTTACTTCATCTGAATACAATCTTGACGTTGGAACGTATTACGAGTTGTGGCTCTATGGCGATCCTGGCTCTGCTTATAAGTTTCAGTTCTTCTACAAGATCGATCCATTGAAGCCTGGAGCTACGTCTGATTATTTGGTGGGCGGGATAAAGGCTACTGAGGCTATTGTAGAAACCTGCCTTGCAGTAGCCGAGACACAGGAAGATGGTACTGTTGGAGTGCACAATCAACTGGCTAATAAGTTATTACAGGATTTGATAATAGCTGATAGTAGAACGAAAGAAAGTAGTGTCTTAGGTAACTTATATACGTATCGGAAAGGCACAATGGTTGAAAGAAGCGGCCATGCTCGCTTTGAAGTGGAAAATTATTTCGACGGTACTTTTACTGACTAAGTTGAAAGGGTAAAATAAAATGGGAAGTCCTGGAAATCTACAATATAGCAAGTTACGCTCTTATGGGATGAATGAAAAAATCGTAACCGCTACTTGTGAACCAAGAGTAGGTGCAGATGATGATTACTTTCTGATTGACAATCCTGTTATTGTTGCTGATCCTGCTGCTGATGTTACGATAACTGTAGCAGATGGTGTAGAAGTAGGTCAGCAAATATTTATTGCTACAAAGAGTAATTCTGGTAGTAAGACAATAACAATCAGTGTAACAACTCACTATACATCTACTCCTGAAACTTTTACTATCTCAACAGAAGGACAGAGCTTGTTGCTGATGTGGGATGGCGAGAGATGGGGCACGATGGGCGGGACAGCTACCGCGATATAAGATATTAGGAGGTAAAAATGCAAGGCACATATTTTGAGTCTCCTAAGTCTATCTGGCAAAAGCATGATATTACTGCATCGCAGGCTGATTTGGGAGTAACTGGTAGAGCTGCTGCAACTGTAGAAGCGTTAGGTAGCACTAAGATAGCGCCTATCAAGGTAACGAACGGTGCTAAGGCTCTCTTACTTCGTTTTAAGACAGATAGCAGTGAGAATGATACTAACGTCTTACAAGTCTATGCAGCCAGAGATGGAGATAGTTATTGTAAAATAGCACAGCTAACTATTACACAAGGCCAGCATCTTGATACTGGAAGTATCTACTTCTGTGACACGATTACTCCTGCTAATGAAGACGCTTTGTTTGACGGCGAAGAGAGCAGTATAACTAATCACATAGGTCATTACTATCTAAGGACACTTGGTTTTGACAGATTTGTTATCTTTGCCTCAACACTAAATAGCACAACTGTTTACTGCAACTGGGCTTTTCTCGTTGATTAGACGCAAGCTCGATGGTTAGAGTCCTTGCTATCTTTGCTGGATGCTATATAATTGCGAGGATAGTCTATCTATTATACAAGAAATCGAAGAAATAGAAAGGAACACATGGCTAAATACCCTATTAAATTCAAAGAGGATTATTTGGATTATTACAGAAGAGCAATAAAGGCAAACGGTTCGCCCAAGACTTTTGGTACATGGTTAGAGGATCATCCCACTTGGCAAAAGCTCAAGAGAAAAAAAGCAGTTAAAGGTTTGTCATTATCAACACAACGTCAAATAGAAACACTTCCTAAGCAACTTTCAGCAGATATTAGTGACCTATTAAGCGGAGAAAGAAGGAAAAGGATGCTTAGGAGAAAGAAATAATGTTTGTAGAAATACAATTACCATACAAAGGAAAATCTTTGGGTCTCCCTGTTTCTAAAGAAAATAATCAATATTCTGGCTATATTCTCAATGTTCGACCAAGAGATGTTCAAGAGAAGCGTATGAGATTAGGTAAAAGATTTGGAATGAAAAAGTGGGGCGCCGAAACACAGATTGGAAGTGCGGAGCAGCCGGTAGTTGCTTTGTGCTCTATTTCTGCGGTGAGATAATGGGTATCGCAAGAGCGAGTAAAATTTCCGGTAATGATATAGCTCCGGGACAACAATACGGAGCAACTGTAATTCCGTATAGTTGGGAAGCTATGATGGAAATTACTTCCGTATCAAGCACAGGAGACGGGGCTACTAAAAAAATTGTCGGTTATACTCCTATAGAATCTGAACATTATGGCGCATATACTGGTGGTCAGTCTACGTTGTCTACGCATGACCCGTCAGCTACGTATACGTTTTCTGATATTCCTTCTTTTATTTCATTGTCTGGGTATGTAAAGGATAGTGAAAATCAAGGAATAGAAAACGTTACAGTTAGTGATGGTACAGATTCAGATGATACAAGTTCTTCTGGTTATTGGTGGTTTTTCTCTTCTACTGTACCGTATAGCGGGGTTTTAACTCCAACTAAAGATGGTTTTGAATTTAGTCCTGCAACCATTTCTTTGTCTAATAGATATGGGAGTGTATATGAGAATAATTTTATTGGCAGTGAATTGACTCCAGAAAAACCAATAAACCCAACACCAGAACATGAGTCCGAAGAAGTAGATTGGTCTGATTTAACCTTATCGTGGGAAGATGGCGGCAAAGCAACTTCCTATGATGTATATTTTGGCAACACTATTTTATTCGATGAGTGGGTATTTTTAGGAAATACTGAAGATACGTCTATTGTTGTACCATATACTATTACAGGTGATAATGTAACTGAAGAAGTTCAAGCGTATGCAGGAGACCCCTTGGATTGGATGCATACACAGATAGATTGGAATGTTCCACTTTTTTGGCGTGTAGACGCAAGAAATGAACAAGGAACTACTGAGGGGGATGTTTGGTGGTTTGATGCTCGCCCAGTAAAGACCGCTGCCCCCACACCAGAAAATAGTTATACTAATATGACATTAGATTGGATGGATTTTGAATGGACTGGTGCTCCAACTGCTACATCTTATGATACTTATATTCGTACAGAAGAAATTTCATTTATAAATCTTATAAATAGTAGTGTATTAAATTCAATAGATCAAAGCGATTTAATAAATGCCGTAGAAGTAATTTTTGGTAAAAATACAGCAGACTATGATACTAACTACTACTGGCGGGTTGATAGTAAAAATCTATTTGGCGTGTTTGAAGGAGATAGTTGGATGTTTACAACCATTCCTTTTTTACCGCCAGCAATGTCTAAATATTGGAATGGGGAAGAATGGAAATGGAGTGGGGAGAATTTTATATCAACTGAAAAGAAATTAGTGGCTGCTGCCAATAATCGTATATGGCTATGTGATGATGTATAATGGCAATAACACTTACTCAATTTGTATCAAAGAAAAGAATGGTCGGTATTGGAAATGACCAAGTATGGTATGAGGATTTTGATATGCCTGGAGAATTTGTAGTATTAACAGATTCAATAGACGACATAGATACATCAGACCAATTACAAATCTTTGAATGTAATCAAAAAGGTTTTGTAGTTAATGGTGATAATCTATATGTTATTGATCTAATGAATTCAAAAATAACTACTGATGATATAAAACCATCTGAGAAAGAATATCCAGAACGTGGAATTGAAATTACCGGTGTAACATCGGGAGCAAAAATGATTATAGATTTTTGTTCTGCGTCAGATGGCTCTGCAAGTGTTTATGGATACAGACACACAGAGGCAACATTTAGTTCTGGTGAAACAGTTACAGGAACTAATACTGTAAGCGGTGGCTCTGTTTCTTTTGAATTAAATGCTGCTGAAGTTGGCCCTCCACATTGGTATTCATGGACTGTCTATGCTAATGATTCTGTTTATGGTGAAATGCCGACAAAAGCATATTTAGGATGTTCTTATTGTGGTAGTGCTGTTTTAGCAGGAGACCCAAAATTTCCAGAGCGTTGGTATATGTCAAGGCAAGATAATCCTTTTGATTGGTTATATACTGCTAATGATGCTCAATCTGCAATAAGTGGCAAAGACATAAATGCAGAAGATATTGGTGATATTGGCAGATCATTAATCCCTATACGAGATGATTACTTGATTTTTGGTTGTGCAAGTAGTTTAATACTTATAAGAGGACGTCCGGCAAGTGGAGGATCAATAAATCAAATAACAAAATTAACAGGTATATTTGGAGATAAGAGTTGGTGCTTTGATGGTTATAGAAATATTTTCTTTTGGGGAGCTAATGGACTTTATAAATTAAGTTCTGATTTTGCTGCGTTAGACTGTATATCAGAAAAATTACTTCCTAATTTAGTTAAAAATGAAAGTGTAAATCCTGAGACACACAGAGTTACATTAGAATATGATAGAGCAGCAAACGGAATAAATATTTGTATTACATTATTGTCTGATGGTACTAATTCAAATTATTTTTATGATTTATTAACTGAAGGGTTTTTTCCACATGCTTACCCAACAGTTTGTGGAGCATATTCTCAATTTTATTACGGTGCAAACAATCCTGATTATAAAGGATTACTTTTAGGGTGTGCTGATGGCTATGTAAGATATTTTGACGAATCAGCAAAAAATGATGATGTAACAGTAGGCACACAACCTATAGATAGTTATCTTACAATAATATTCCCTTTATGGGAAAATGAAGATTATGAAGGAATATTACAAAAGCTAAATATTATAATATCTGGCGGGGCATCTGACGGAGAATTTACTGATAGTGACCAATTATCTTATGCTCTATACACAGGAAATAATGCTGAGACTGTATTAGAAAATATTATTGATGGTGCAACACCATTTTTGACCGGAACTTGGACAACTGTTGGTAAACAAAATAGGCTTTTACCAAGAATGAGAGGTTGTTGGGCAGGTATTAAGCTATATGATAATACTGCTTCTAAGAGTTGGAGTGTAGAGAAAATGTATGGCGATATTAAGAAGAAAGGAAGAATGTAATGGGTCAGTATGAAGATTTAATTGCTTCAATAAATGCGGACATACAGCAGCAAAATTTACTGAATCAATATGCAGCGGCAGAGAAAAAGGCAAGAACGGCCAATCTTGAAAAGCTCGACTATGGCAAAGATGTTCTTAATCAACTTATATCAAAATATTCGCCAGAAACCTATTATGGTGCTGGTGGGGCCGGAGAGACACAAGTAGGATTATTAGAGGAGGCTAAACGCAGAGATGTTGCTACAATGATGGCTGGTTATTATGGTTCCGGTTTAGGCGGCACAACATTAGCTTTTAATGCTCCTATGAGTTGGGAACAACAAGTAGGTGCTCCATCAAGAGCTAAACTTGAGAATGTGCGAATAGGACAACAAGAAGGGTATCAAATAGCACTAATGAATTTAATAACCGGTGTTGAAGACCCTTATCCTGATTATTCTGCTTTGTTTCAGGCAACATCCGCCGCCGCAGCTACTCCGTCTACCAGGGGCGGCACAACTCCGACAACTTACACAACTCCGACAACTTACACAACACCTACAACTTACACAACATCTACAAAAAAAGCTACGGATTCCTACACAGCACCGATTATGAAGCCACTATCTACAACGTATTATGGTAAAGGTTCAACGGCAACAGAGACTGAAAGAGCCGCCTCATATGGACTAAGAACAGTAACTACTTATAATTCAAAAGGACAAAAACAGTTAAATTATTATGAAGGAAATAAATTAATAGCAACGGTGACTGTATAATGTTTATACAACCTACAATAATAGACGGCGATTGGGACTCTGTTAGACAGGCTATTCAAAAAATAAGTGTCTTTAAGACAGGAAGTAGTTCTGAGGCTGAGTTTTCAAAATTAACTATTGATAATTTAAGTGGAATTTTGAAAGCTGTTTCAGGAGCCGTTACAGCACTTGGAGCGGCTACGAATGGGCAAATTCCTATTGGCTCAACTGGGAATGACCCAGTTCTTGCTGCAATTACTGGAACAGCAAATCAAATTACTGTAACAAATGCAGCAGGTTCAATTACTTTATCTTTACCTCAAAACATACACAGTGCCGCAACACCGACTTTTGCAGGAGCAACTTTTACAGGTTTTAGTGGTTTAATTCACGCTACTGCTGGAGTATTATCTGCTGGTAGTTTATATGTTTCTGAATATGGTGCTTTGTTTATAAGTGATTAAAATAGGAAATAGAAATGAAGGTTGCCCATTTCGGGAATTTTGCTCCAAATAGGGCTGGTATACATTCCGCTGCACGGGATTTAATCTTGGCCGAAAGAAGTGTAGGAATAGAATCAAACTATATTGACTATGGATCGGAGGT